GTTTGTATCTCATAGATAGCGTGGCCCACCATTATAAAAAGGGTTTAAAAATTGGGGAGGGTTAAGCGTTACAAAGACGCGGCTAAAGAGGCCGTGCTTCATCTGAACGAAATAATAATTTTCTGAGGAAAAATTAGGGGATGGTTATCTTAATAGGAAGGGGAGCAGAACGTAGACCGAGTGTGAAATCGTCTCCGGCTGACCAGACTGTGGGGGTGGGAGTGGCATTGTTGCTGTCATAAAGCCGAACGTAAGCATCGAGATAGAGCGTCTCGGGGAAACGTAAGGGAAGAAAGCGAACATTGTTGTTATAGGGTATCTCAATAGGAACTTGAGTACTCGCTCCACCGGAAATCTGATGCATGTAGCCACCAGCAGAAATAGCTTCGGTGTTGTTGGAACCAACGGAGCTAAAGGCCAAACCGATGACTTGACAGTTAGCATCGATTAGACTTCTTCTGACGGAGCCACGATAGGCGCGGAAAGGAGTTAGGTAATAGAAAGCGTCTCCTGAAGTAGGATAGAGGACCGTTTGATTAGAGGCATCAGTGTTTTGGGCGACATGATACCGGTGTAAGAAATCGTTGTGGGACAGGACTTCTTCATCTTCGGTCACTCTGTCAAACATAACTTTAGGTCCATCTCCTAGACAGGGAGTAGGACCTTGCGCAAGCTCAGAAATGGAATTTGCTTGAATTCGCGTATTTGGAGTAGCGGTTTGTGAAGCGGCAGCAACTAAATAAGTTTTGGTCGGGACGAAGATGTGAGGTTGGTAGAATCTGAAATCATCAGCGGCGCAGCGGAATATATTGACATAGATAACATCAGGGGAGGAGCCATTGGTCTGGACTGGATTTACTAAAGAGAACAGTAGCTGTCCATTGGCGACACCTGTGTTGGTAATGGAATAGGAAATCGGCATGCGGGCGCTGGGATAGCAGTACGGTACTTCGACAGCGATCGTGGTAGCACCTTGAACATCGACAATGCGAGAGAAAGAATCTCCACCATCGGTGATCGCGGCGACATTATTGGTTGAGGGTTCAAAAGTAAGGCGGATTCGAGCAGTAGTGTAGGCGGAAGTATCGAAATGAATGATGTACTTATATCCACCTCGGCTAGCTTTGAAGAACTGGCTGTAGTACGAAAGGTAATCGTGTCTTTGCGTTTCGGTAGGAATGGTGTAGTTAACATCAGGAGCAAAAGGACGAATGTACATCTTTTTAAAGACGTTGTCAACAACTTGGTTGTTGGGAATCGTAAAAGAGCCGGCCCACATAGGGGTCTGTATAAGAGCGAGCAGACCACGAGTGGCTGGATCATCGGCGCCGAAGTGTTTAGTTTCAGTAGACAATTTTTGTTCGGGTTTGAGTCCGACACATTCAGAGGGGTCAAGACCACTACCGTGTTGTAATCCACGGGCGGCTCTCTCAATCGTGAAGACTTGAGAAGAGACGTTAGTAGGCTTGTCCCATCCGAAGAAGTCGAAGATTCCACCAACAGCAGATGCTATTGGGGCGACAGCTGAGGCAATAGAGCCCACGACGGGAACGGAAGTGAGCTTGCTGGCAATGTCAGAAACAGTGCCGGCAACTTTACCTAGTGTACCTTGCTTCATCTTGTTGGATTGTTCTTTGTCTGCGGCAACAACTTTTTTGGAACTAGAGTTGGCCGTAATTTCTGAAGGAGCTAAAATTTCGAAATCTGTGAATTGGGCAAAGATGGAGAGCTGTAAGGAAGGGGTGGTAGCACCACCAGCGACCTTAAGGGGGTTCATAACGGTTACATAAAGAAAGAAAGGCTGAACGTCAGTGGCTTGAGTAATGTCCAAGTATTCATTGGGGACTTGAAAAGAGCAGGACAATTCGAGGGGCTTGCCAGTATTGGCGGAGAGAATTCCGAAGCATTTCTGCCCGGAAAGAGCGTAGGTGGTAGTTTCCTGAGCAAAAGCAGGACTGGCGGATTCAGTTACGGTATAATAAGGAATAATGGCGGCGACGAGCGAGCCGTAGTGGAAAGGGGTTGAGTTGACTTGGAGTCGGAGCTTAACACCACCTCTCCAGTAACGGTAACGCTTGACGCGGTCGAAAAGAGTTTGAATGTTGAAAAGAGATTTGGAAATGTCGAGGCCTAGAATATTAGTATCCTGGCTGTGGGTGTAGGCCCAAGTTGGGGTGGCAATGCGATACCAGCGGGAGACAACTTGGTCGAAACTGGGCTGGGACCAGTGGAAAGTGTCCTCGGTGGAGGCGACTCCCACTGTTTCAGGGACGACAGAGTCTTGGGTGGTAGTAAGGTTGTCTTGGGCTAGAGTAAGATTTGCTTCTTGACGGAGAGCGTCGCGAGCAAGTTCATCTTCCATAGCGTGGACAGGGGTCGAGGCAGAATTGGGTCTAATTTTACCTGAACGGGCGCGCTTGTACTCGCGGATTGATTCTAGTGCGTGGCAAATAGCCACAGTTGCAACTAAAATCGAAGTTATAGTAGAAAGGGATTCGGTGATTTATTTAATTTCTCGACTTTAAGGCTAATTACACCTGGGGGTCAAAGTTCAATGTATTCGTGAAATCAGCGATATACTTTACTGCAATTTTTATAGGTTGGCGAAAGGAGCGGAGCCAGAGCCTAGAACACACTGGTGGCTTGCAGAGCCATTTTAGGGTTTAATCTAAATGGGGCATCTGAACCCTGCGTGAAAGAGCGGCAGGGTAGTCGTAGCAAATGAAATCGAGGTTATGCTTGGCTTTAAGGAAGGAGAGGATATCGGCCCAGTGTTTATACACTTCGGGAGGATAGTGAGTGAGTTCAGTAAGAAAAGAACGACACTTGGCGGAGATCAATTCCTTCTGACTCATATGGGCAACGGGGACATAATACTGTAATGAGTTGGTACTAGTATCAATATTGAGAGGGGCATCAACGCGATTCTCTCGAGGGGCAAATTTGCGACAAAGGAAGGAACATTCCAAGATCGTAACAAAGGCTGGCAAAGAGCCAGTCTTGTTGGCGGCAGGAGTAACCTTCATAGAAAGGACTTCGGCGCAAAATTTTTGGACGGTGAGAGCGTTGAACACGTCCTTGAGATCGTCTGAGACAGAATGAAGTAGATCGTCTCCGTAAAAAGCGGAGGCAACTTTTTCACGCATCGTGACGAGCGCAAGATTGGTTAACTTCTTGTAAGCAAACATCTGGTAAATTTCGTTCAATAAAGAATTAAGTTCAGCAGTGATAGGTAATCCGGATAAAAGCATCCAGATGTAGATTAATACTTCGTTTTGAATTACGAAACCACCACAGCAGGAGCGAATGAGTAAACGGGCGGCAGCCGCGTCTTTCTCAGAAAAGCCGGAGCGAATGTAGAGACGATAAATCATCTCAGAGGCAAGAATGAAACCAAATTGGGGATGGTTATATTCATAGCCGGAATAGTCAAGTTCAATAATGTTGTTAGGACTTATAGCACAAAGAGTGTCATATAAGATTTTCCAGTCAACATCGTGAGCATTGATTCCGACTTTTGTTCGGATCTTGGAGTAACTGGAGTGAACCATGTTCATCCATGGACCGAGAACACGTCTGAAAAGTAACGTAAGAGCAACACTTGCACAATTAATAACACGTGGATAGTGTACCTTAAGCCAAGTTCTAATTTCGTCTTTGAACGAAGTTTGAAAAATGGCCTGGGGAGGTAAATTATTGTATAAGTCTTCAAGCATATGGTCAACGATTTTGAATATATCTATCCAATCGGGGTCGGTAAGCTTGGTCTTGGGAGTTTTTCCTGTGGCGGAGTAGGGGAAACCACTGGAAGTAGTCATTGTGATGTGAGGCATATTGTCAGCACCTTCAACGGCTTCGGTATTGGTATAAAAGGTGGTGCCTTTAACGTTGGGATGTTCATCAAGGAGTGCATGAATAATCTCTTCGCATAAGGCAGGAGAAACGTCAGGTTCATCGCGGAGGCGAAACTTGGCATTAGCCTTAGCAAGAATATCGGAGTTGTCGAAGGAACGTTTAAGGTTCACAGGGAATTCAGTAACAGGTGGAAGTTGTTCACAACCATATAAGTCACTGCGGGCAATTTTGGATCTGGAGGATATCATAGTACGAGGTTCTACGACACCGATCGGGATACAGTTAGAATTGCGAGCAAGTGCGTGGTCAAAAGAGTTTGGCTTTAATGGACCACTTACTGAGTCATAAGGAGTAGGGGCGAGGCGGGCTTTGGAGGAAAAGGGGGCAATCATTTCTTTGGAAATAAAACGGCCATGCGCGGCGGAAGAGCCGGAGGCAATGTGCATGCCGATGATTTGAACGCGACCATGTTTGAGAGAAACATAGAAGCATCCAGAATCACCGGGGCATACGGCAGTATGAGATTCAAAGATTGTGCCACAGGTAATGATTTCGTTGAAGTCAGTTTGGTAAGAAATGACTCGATCAACGGAGCGAAAATCTGGGCAAGGGCAAATGGTCATAACATCATCGAAGTTTCGGAGAAGAAAAACATCGGAATCAGTAGCGGAGATTTGCGAGAGCGGGTTGAACATGTAAGAGATGTCGCGACAAGGGAGATAGGTAGATAAAACTACGATACAAGTATCGGAATTTTCAATGCGAATAATTTTGCAATTTTTCACATTAATCCACTTGTTGGCGATTTTAACTTCCATGTTAACAATTGGATGAGTGAGGGGAAGTTGGTGGGAAGGGACGATAAGATGATCCTGGTTAAGGATGAGAGCTTTAGCTTCCAAGACATAAGTTGTGTCGTCACGCGTATAAAAAGTACGGTGGCTAACAATATTTTCTTGGAGACGTTTGAGATCGTCTCTTTCGGCGGTAGTGAGATTGGCTTCTTCCATGACTTCTATTGAGGCAAGAGAGTCGGCGACCCATTGTGAATGGGTCCAACCGATGTCTTGAATGTAAGAAATCATGGCTTGGGACCAACGAGTTGAAGAACTGTTGGGTTTGATTTTAGATAAGAGTTTCTTGGCAGAAACCTTGTCTATGGCAGCTTGAGTAGCTTTAAGCTGCGCTTTAATAGTTTGAGGAGTATTGGTGACTTTGGTAGTCTTGTCACCAGTCAATTGGTCTTTGACTTTTCGGGAATTTGGGAAAATAGTTTGTGCAATTTGTTTGCACAATTGAGAGATAAGTGTGTAGGTGCCATAAGCAACCCCGCAGGCGGCCATCCAAGTAAGGAAGGCGGCGGCGAGGAGTTTGGCAGCGCTACAAGAGCTAAGCGCAGCGGTGCAAGCTAAGAGAGAGGATTCTATAGTGCGCTGCGTAGGCAAAGCTTTTGTAAATTTGGTAGAAATGTAGGTAGAGGCAGATTGAATATGGGTGGAGAAATAATCAGTGATGGTTCCGTTTGCACGGATATCAGTGTTGATTCTTCCTCCACGGCCACTCCCCTGACGTTTAAACAAACCTTTATTACGGGTAGTTTTAGTATCAGGGGTAGGGGCGCGATGCAATGTGACATTATTGGGATCTTGGTTGTACTTGTCACTTTGTACTTGGCCACAAAAATCAGTTTTACTGTTTCTTGCGGCGATGAGGTCGGAAGTGGCAGTAGCAGGGATCTTGGTAACAAGGTCACGGATGGCGGCAGACACTGACTTATCTAAGGTATTCTTCTTTTTATAGAGAGCAACCATAGAGTCAGCTAGGCGGGCAACAGTGCAGGGTTCTTTATTAACGGTCATATTGTAATCAACGGTGATTTCACCGTTGTCACCAATAGGAGGCTTGGCGAGAACAACGACATCAAAGTCGATACGGCGGTAGAAAGCACCGATATCAGCAATGAATTCGCTTGTGACGTTATCGATGTTGGTGTTAATGAAAACAAAGTCGGAATTAAAGAAAGTGGCAACCTTGGACTGAAGGTCGGCCATGTTGAGTTTGTAGGGGCAGGAGTTTTTCATTCGAATGACTTCCATGATAGTTTGAACAACCTTTTCAGGTGTTGTATCTTGGAAAGCATCATCGAGACGGCAGAATCTTTGGCGGGCATAGCCCTCCCAAAATTCTGAACCGCATTCGCGAATGAAAAAATCGGCGTTGAGGTTACAGGTGAGGGAGAGGCGTTGGGAAATAATGAGAGCGAGCGCTTGACAGATGGTGGTTTTACCCACGTCTGGAGGTCCACGTATAAATACGAGGACAGGTTCGGGGCGTTCGGACTCACCTTTAGTGCGGCCGTAGCATGAATTGGCGAGGACAGAGAGTTCGCGCAGGAGATTGTTAAGAGGGACCATATAGGTAGGGGGGGCTTTGAGAGAGAGTAGCTTGAGTTGGGCATCAAGCAATTCTTCATATTGGTCGGTGATTCGTAGGCGAAAGGCAGGATCTTCGTCAATTATATTGGATTGGCGGGCGGTCTTGAGAGTAAGATGGATCTTGGTTGAGATTTCACCAAATATATTTAAATACTTGGCAACTTCGGGAGAAATGTACTTCTTCCCGGTAATGAATTCATACACAGTGGGGTAAATGTCTTGGAACATAGAATAAATCTGTGAAATGAATCGTTTAGAGGAGGAATAGAAATAAACGGCAGAGGGCAAGGAGAAGGTGGCGGAAATAAGGCCAAGGCTAGCAAATAGGGATTGAACACCAGAAGAAAAGTTCTGGCATAAATCTGTAAACGAGTTAGGCTTTAGCAATGTGGAGGCAATAAATGGGTCATCTTCTTTGATGATATCCATGCGATGTAGGAAAGTGGCAACTTCGGAGGGAACGTTATAGGCAAATTCTTTATCGGTTTCGGATTCAAAATCGTGGGTCATAGAATATTTGATAAAAGCGGATTGCCACTGTTTATCATCGTTATAAAGTTGTAGACATTTGAGGACAGAGGGACCGTCGATACGGTCGAAGTCATCCCATTTAATGATGACTTCATCTTGTCTTTCAACAAATTTGTTAAGCTTAGTATAGGCATTGGAGAAGGCTTGGTAGAGGTTAGTGAAAGCATCTACGACTGAAGCTGAAACATCTTTAATAATGTAGGCAAGAATAAGTGTAATGATGGGAGTGAATAAGAGGACGGGAATGTCGATAAGGCGAGCAACGTAGTAGGCTAGAACTGTAAGGGCAATTCCAACCGTAATCTTGTTGAGAAGAATACGTTTGATAGCTTTAATAACGGGTGTGAGGGCGAGGGCGATCATGGGGTCTAATCGGCAACTTACAGTGAGGAAATCATAGATTTCATCATCTCTAGGTTTACAACAGAAAACGGTCATCTTTTTAAAGATAGAACTGATTCCATTGGGTTGTAGAGAGTCTTTGGATGTAAGGAATTTTTCAAGGCGGCGATTATTATGAGCAACAAAAGGGATAGACGAAAATTCGTCATCCCACTGAGTTGATTTATGGGCGCGTTGAAATTGGCGGAGGCGTGTTAGCTTCTTTTCTCGCTTTTGAGTTTCGAGAAGGCTAGATAAGTAGGCATGAGAGAATTTAGAATTACGCTTCTCTTGGGAGCGGGAGATGGGAAACTTATCTTCAAAAGACGAGGCAACAGATTGCGTATCCGAGGCTTCACGGGGATGGGCAGATTCTGATTGGGGTCCAGGGTTGGATTCAATACCAGCCATAAGGAGAAGCATTTGGATCAAAGCTTTGGCAAGGTAATGGGCAAGTAAGGGGTTCAAAATGAATTGAACGAAAAGGACGAGAAGGGGCGGAGGGGCTAATGTGGGTCTGAATCGAGTATATGTGGTAATAGAAATAGTGATTAACGAATAAAGTATGCAAAAAGGAAGAATACTAAAATAGGCAATCAATTGTAAAAGATTCATATTAGCGGTAGGGGCAACAATTTGTTGCCAAAAGCCTAGGGCAGGAGGTGGCGGGAAATTGAAAGCAGGG